CACCACAAACAGGTGACCGTCCCAAACGTGCGCCGTGCCAATGGTCAGGGACGCATCGGTCCACGACGCGATTTCCTTCTCGATGGCAAAGGTACTAATCCGCGCCGCCGTGCGCCCGTCCAGACGCCGAACCGTCTTGTCCGACGCAATCCAGAAGATCGTTTCGTTCGTCGCCGCTTCAGCCCGCACACCGATCAGGCCAATATCGAGCGGCGTATCCTGGTAGCGCGAAATGGGGAAAACGCTGTCCCCGGAATAGTACCAGAACTCAACCGACCGCTTGCCGAACAGGATGAGGTCGCGGCCAACCCGGCGCGTCCTGACCAGTTTGTCCGGCGAGGTGTCGGCGCTGTCAAAATCAAGCGCGTCGTAATCACCCAGCGGCGCGTTTTGCGGCGAGATAAAGAACTGTTCGGCGTTCGTCTCGGTGTAGACGTAAAAGCCGTTCAGGTACTCGACCGACGACGCATCCGGGGCGTCCGCGTCCGTTTCCTCGGTGACTGACGACCCGTTATAGACGTAGATCGCGCCGCCCACGGTCACGACCACATTGGTCCCGTCCGACGCCATATCCACGACGCCCGCAGGAATGGCCCCTAGCGTGGTCACAGAGCCGTTTGAGGCGATTTCGATCAGGTTGTCCGCATTGACCGCGAACAGCCTGTCAGCGACCGCCAGAAGGCCCCTGATAGCCCCCGTGGTGGCAAATGCAGCGAAACCCGGCGTTCCGTAAACCGGCGTAGGCTCGCGGCCTTGCGGGGTTTGCTCCAGGTAGCCGTTAAGCAACCGCTCCGAACTCACGGGCGGGGACAGGGCCTCGCCGCTTTGCTTGCCGAGTTGGAGCGGGACACGCATCAGAAATAGGTCGCCCGCACCGGCTCACGGCGCTCTGACGACTTGGCGGCGGCGATCATGGCCTCCGCACCCGTCGCGTCGTAAGCCTTGGCGAAAATGGTCATGGACCGCACCGAGGCGAGGTCGCAGAAAGCACCGGCCACGGCATCGGGGATGCTGTCAGCGTCCCACCAGACCAGCCCCTTATCCATCAGCCGGGCGCGCTCCTGATCGACGCGGCGACCAACGCGAACGAAGTCCTCCGCAGCCGGTTCGGAGACGGCGTCGATGACACGCAGGTTTTCGAGAACCTGTCTGATTGCTTCAGCGCGAGTCATCGACGCCTCCGACGCTTAGGGAACGACGTAGTGAACGACGACGGTAACGGTGCCCGCCGCGAAGGTGGCCGGGTCGTCAACGAAGGTCACCGTGATCGTGGTTTCCTTGGTCAGCGTGACCGGGCCGTCCTTGAGGGTGCCGTGCAGGGGCAGCAGAACGCCGCCCTCGGGCAGATAGCCGGTGACCGCATCGCCGGTCTGGACGCCGAAGTTGCCGAACGCATCCGGGTCCGCAGCCACCGCGCCGTTGGCCGCATAGCCCACGTCGATGTCGATGGTTTCGCTGGCGTCGGAGTCGAGGTCTTCCGCACGGATAAAGCCGCCAAGGATGACCGCGCCAGCCGGAACCTTGCAGATTTCCAGAATGTCAGCCGCAGCCGGTTCAGCCGCGAAGTCGTAGGAGCCGTAAGCCGCGCACAGGATGCCCGCGCCGTTGGCTTTGAACGCAGGGAACGTCGAAGCGGCCCTGGTAGCGGTGACAGTCGCCATGACGTGTCCCTTTCATGTGTGAGGAAAACGAAAGGGGCGGACCCGTTAAGGCCCGCCCCCGTTACGCTTACGAAGCGGCGATACCGACCGTGTTACCGGCAGCCGTGGTGGCGCAGAAGATGCTGACCACGCCGTGATCTTTCAGATCGTCCGTGTCGCCCGAGCCGGTCCCGAACAGAACCTTGCGGACGCCATAGATGCCGTCGATGGCCACGCCGTACTTGTCGCCGTAGTCGAAGTCTTCGGTCTTCGACCGCCAACGCTTGGCATAGGCCACCGCGACGGCTTGAGCGCCGAGGAGATAGACCGGGGTGACCTCAGTGGTCCCGCCGTTACCCAGGTTCGTGTAAACCGGGATATTGTCGCACTCCTTGACGATGCAGCCGTTCCACATCAGGTCGCCGCCCTCGAACAGCTTGGAACCTTCCATCTGGACCGAGGTGGCGGCCAGAACTTCGGTGTCGAGGCTGTCGCGCAGGTCTTTGAAGGCGGCAGGGTGAGCGAGCGCGACGTAATAACGCTTGCCGTTGCCACCGTCGCGAACCGGACGGATTTTCGGGCTGGCGGTCTTGGCCTTCAGGATGGCCGCATCCAGCACCGTGGCGCTGAACTTGTCCGCCGTGGTGTCGAGGTCGCCAACCGCCGACGAGAAGTCAGAGGCCGAGGGAGCCGCAACAGCACCGAAGACGATGCGGTCCACGTTGTCCACCAGCCAAGCGTCACGCTGGGCTTCAGTCGAGGCGGTGAACGAAATGTCACCGTTGATCGAGCCGAGGGCCGTGATGACCAGATCGCGGGTGTCTTCCATCGCCCAATCCTTGAGGGTCGCGCGAGCGGCCTCACGGAGAGAGATAGCCGACTTCTGCTCGCTCATTTCAGCGATGCGGACGGCGTTACGGCGCTTGTTGACGTAGATACGCATCGAACGCGACGCCATGTCCTCCTCGTAGCCTTCCAGCGTCGAGGTGCCGGTGACAGCGGCGTTGGTCAGGCGGTTCACCAGAGCGATGGTGATGGAGTCGCCCTGCTTCTTGGTCAGGTCTTCCTTGACCTGGATGACGCTATTCTCGTCCGAACCCATCATGGAGCGGATGGGGAGGTCTTGCAGGTACTCGGTGAAGAACTTGTCTTCCCACTGTTGAACCACAAGGCCGGTAGCCGGGGCCGTGTCTGCCATTTTCGTGTCTTTCTATGAGATACCGGCGTCGTCCGACGCGGGCGTGTGGGTTACCGCTTGAGGATGTCCCCAATCGGCGTTGGACCCGCAAAGGCCGGACCTGTGCGCGACGGCGCGACAGACCGCTGACCCGATGCGGGCGCGGGGATGCGGGGCTGGGCCATCGGCGCGGACGCCTGAAACTCAGCTTGGATTTCTGCCCGGAGGCGGTTGCGCTCGGCTTCGCGCCAAGCGTTCGGGTCGTCCCCGATCTCAGCCGAGAGTTTCTCTCGCTGGTACTGCTGGAAAGCCGACCCCCAAGGGTGACGCTGTTGGATGGCCCATGCCTCAATATCGGGGCGCGTTGTCAGCCATTCCTTGACCGCGTCGAACTCTTGCTCGCCGTGCTTGTCCACGAAACGGTCTTCCGACCGCTCCAGTCTGTCCATCACCCGCATGGTCTCGAAATGACCGATGGGGTCTTGCCGGGCGTCCGGCAGTTGGTACTGCGGAGCGGACTGTCGCGCCTGCTCAAGCTCGCGCTCAAGCCGCTGGCGTTCCTTCCGTTCCTTCTCGATCTGCTTGCGATACCAGAACGGCTGTTCAGCCTCTGGTTTCGCCTCCGGCTTGGCCTCCGGGGCGGCTTCTTGAGCGGGGGCTTGTGCCTCCACAGGAGCCGACTGGTCATCCGCCAAAATGGCTTCAATACCAGCCGACTCCGTCTCGACCTCAGCGGTCGGGTTTTCGTTGTCGATCATGCGATATGTGGCGTCTCCCGACGCTACCTCTCGGGCTTACTGGCCCGGACAGATCGTCCGCTTATGCGGCGATGACTTGCCCCATGTCGGGGAACTGTGGAGCCATGGACCGACCGGCGATTTCCTCGCCCTGGGCCATGCTCTTGAAGGCTGCGGCGCGGTCTTTCTCGATCTGTGCCGCTGCGGCGTCCTTCGCCATTTGCTGTTGCTCGGCCTGCGCCTGTTGCGCTTCCGGGTTCGGCTGCGCCATGCTTTCCAGCACTTGCAGGATTTCTCGCTTTTGTGCCGACGTGAGCGCCGGATGCGTCTTCACCGCGATTTGAGCGAACTGCGGCGGCATCTGCGCCAGCATCGGCAACGTCTGCACGAACGCGGCGTAGGTCTCGCTTTGCATCGTGATGACGTTTTCAGCGTCGGCTATGATGATGTCCACGTCCATGTCTGCAACGGCATTTTCTGCCCCGACCGGATAGCCAAACTCATCGACTTGCGGGACGTTGAGGCCAACAGCCTGCGGCGATAGCTCGTCATCCGTCACCCTAATCCAGCGTTCTGCGGTCCAGAACTGTTGCATCATGCAGGCGAGCATCTGGAACACCCGCTGGTCGAAGCGACGCAGCGCATCCAGCAGATCGCCCATTTCAACCATGCCGCCGGACTGCT